CAAAGTTATTATTAACCACTTCCCAATATCAAATATCCAATATCTAATTTCGCATTGAAATGTCGATTAATCCCTACTACTCCAGCAACAGAGCTGGGGAGTTAGCGCGTATGGATCAGGGGTTTGTCGCTAACGCAATCATTAGCGCAAACAGCATTGCCAGCACAACAGTGCAGTGCCCGATCGCTCTGACGTTGGCAGAGTACAATTGGTTGAAGGACGCTCTATCGCCTAGGGAGCTTGTGTTGCAGAACATCGGTAACGCTAAACACCTGGCCCATCGAACGCATGCCCTTGCAGCTTTTATGACAGACTATGCCACCAAAAAGTTTGTTCAATTGGCTCGCAAGTATAATCGTGCTGTCGATGTAGGTGGAGGTTATGATTACACACCGGCGGATGGTACACATATATGTGCCCGTATTCAAACCGATCGTGAGAAATCGCGATATACCCACAGTGCAGTTCGTCGGAACAACGATGAATTGTTTCAAACCGCCCGCGGCAACAATCAGCTGACTGTTTGCCACTCAGGTGCAGAGAATTGCACCTTCAGAGCACCTTATTGTTACAGTGTCAACGCCAATTATGATATCGATCTCAATAAATTGGCTGACATTTTCAACATACATCAAGCAATTGTGTATGATGTTGCAATGTTTTTACCAGCAATGCTAAACAATAAGAAGATCAACATCCCATCACCAGTTTACAATATTAAGCTGAGTGGTAATCGTGTGCAATTTTACTTCAACGACGGGAGTAATGGCTATTGTCATGATTATAACGTATGGAGATCATATCTGGTGGTTAATCGCATCAGATGCAAAGACTTCGATATCGTTTCTGAGATTGTTGATAATATCTCCGATTTTTTCATCCTTAGGTTCACTCGCATAGAACACCCATGTGCGAATGAACAGTTATTTCGTGTGTTCGATTTTGCCAATATATACCACAAACAATATTCTGTGGTTCCCAACATAATTAAGACTATGCATGGTGTTATTGGTAATTATAACGCGAGTTACATTGTTAGTGAAACAGACTTTGTACACAACGCCATAACATACGGTTTAAAACTAACTAAGGAAGCTTTCGCTTATCCAGCGTTTAACACACACTGTATCGCTTTTAGCAAAAGTTTGATATATGGCGCGGATAATGAATTAGTGTATCAAGGCATTGCTAATAGGAATGAATCATTCAATGAACTTGTTTTGAATTTGTTTCTATACGTTGCGATCCGACGTTGCGATGTCACACAAACCATCAAGACTGCTTTTAGCAAGATTAACAGAGACCAAAAGCGTGGTTTCTTTAATCGTAGCTGGGTCAATTTAAAAACAATGATCAAACAGTCCCAGTCAGAATTTCTAGACACATGGTTGAATACATACGAAAGCGTAGATGACATGGATCATTTGGAGAAAATCGTATCGAACTTGATGCATGTTAGAGTTGTCAATCTACAATATTATATGTATGAGAACATTCCCCATTCCACACGATCCTTTGATGCTATCAAAGCGGAATGGTCCATGCATAATGAATCAGACTTTAAAACAGAGTCTGTTTTCAACGTAGATCCTGCACAAGTAAAAACGGAATCCACCAACAACAAGGAACCCGTGCGAGAAGATGCGATTGTTGACACAAAAGTCGTACACGTGCCAGCCGTTGAGCACGAACCGAAGAATAAATTCGGCGATGGGCAATGTGCATATCTTGCTTTGCAGAGCGCTATGCATTCTGTGGATAAAACTGCACTCAGGTTCAACCCCACCCCGGAAGAACGTGAGAAATTTATGGAACTTTCGTACCATCATCGTAATCTGAAAAATGATGAGGCCTCTGCCATAATCAGATTCGATACGGACCCCACCTCTGTACGCTTACTCGATGCTGAATCAACTTGGCTGAGTTTGGAGGAAATTTTTCTAATTGCTTTTATCAACAATGAGAACTGTGTTGTCATTAATCGCAAACAGAATTCGGTGTCCACGTTTCGTATGAAACCAGGTATTATTAATTTAAAAATATGCCATGACGGAGAAGCACATTGGTATTTTACCAAATTTGTTGGCGGATACAAAATGATCGTGTCCACGACCAACCAACTTCTTCACACTAATTTGCGAGTTATGGATACCATTTATCTACTTAAAGAGAAAACCGGTAACCATATGTCACTTAAGATGGGTGAGTTGCATGATTTCATCAACACCATCGGTAGTGGTCGTGAACGAGTGGTCGATTTAACGGCTGCTCCAGGTCATTTAGGCATAGTTTTTGAATGTTCCAAACAAGGGGGACGTTATCATCCGTACACCATTAAAAATAAACTCAAGTGCATGGATTACAAGTTTACTAACGCACATAAATATTATGAAAATTTAAGTGAAATATCATTTCAACCTGAAGATATTATAGTAATAGACTTGTTTCTGCACGAGTTTCATCTTATGCTGGATTTGCTCGATAAAATAAAACCTACCAACCATTTAATCATTAAGAGTGACCCATATCGAACTGGGGGTTTGATGTTTCCGTTTAAAAATTTTAAATTTACACAAGTTTTTAAGATGGATAACTCTTTGATACAAAGTGGTGAGTTGTATTATTATCTTAGTGGTTTTTTGAAGAATTTAAAACCTTCGAACAAAATCACTAAATTGGACGTTGATCGTATTAACAACATGGATCACGTTATTTCAAGAAGCAATTTCATTGATAAAAGTAAGGATGATATAGTTGCACAACAATCCATGATCACGAAGGATTTTAACACTTATGTTAAATTCACTGTTGATGAGCAATCTTACATTAAGTTCATCACAGACAATAATTTAAGCAGTCTACCGAAACCTGATGACTTTGCACTTTATTGCTTCAACGGCATGGGTGGCTCACGCAAGACACAGCGTGTAGTAAATGTGTATAAGACCGGTACAGATTTTATAGTTAGTCCGATTCGATCACAAGCAGACAATTTGATGCCAGGAGGATCACAATCTAAAAGTGATATATATACGTACATCGTATTAATCCGGCATTTGCAAACGAACCCCACAGTTAAGATTCGTCATTTATACATCGATGAATGTTTTGCTATGCTACCATCCGCCATTGCGTATTATTATGCATTAAAGCTGGTTGGACGCATTGAACATATACATCTGATGGGTGATTCAAAACAAATTGGACCTTACTGCAGAGATAACACCACTTTGCAATTCGAACTGACTAATTACCTTGCTGAAACGCATAGAACCCCACAAGACGTTACACGTATGTTTGACACATATATTCCAAATGCACGCACAACGTCAAAGATCGTCGAGTCGTATAGAAAGATCACTGAGTTAAAAGGTCACGTGGTCGATATAGCTCTAGCATTTACCCAAGATGGCAAACATTACTTGGCAGAGAAAGGCTATAAGAGCATGACAGTTAACGAATCGCAGGGAATGACTTTCAGTAAAGTATTACTGTACTTAGATGATTACAGCTACGTTCAAGCCATTAACAAAACCGAATCAATACGTCATGTATATGTCGGATCATCAAGACATAAAGATGAACTGTTGGTATATGGTACAAGTACACCTGATTTACAAGTTTTATTGACTGTTCAGGGAGCTCCTATTGAAAACATAATTGAGGAAGCGTGTATACCACTTGTTACTGAACCACAGATTATCACGGATGATGTTAAAAGAGAATGGCGTGGCTATGACCCCAAAACGGTTACTACTAGAGATTCTATCATTGATATCCTCTGTAATTTGAATGAAAGGAAAAATTTCACGCATAGCACCGATATACGTATTGAACCACTAAAACTGAAAAAAATTGACGGGACACAGATGAAAATTTCTGATGGTATATTACATCCCGTTGATGTTAGTATCAAAGGTGGGAAATTAACGGATCATCGCTTTGTGTTACCTTATTACAGTAAAGATAGCTTTGGCACTTTAAATACACAGATAGCACGTTACGCTACCACTCGAGCTGGTCTGGCACCGGATCATTATAAGAATCTACGAACTGGTTTGTCTAAGTTTGTGGATTTATCTAAATTCAAAAGACTAAAGGTTGACAATGAGCGATTAACAAAGCATTTTGTCAATTATATCATTGAATTGCAGAAGAAAATCAAACCTGCAACAACTGATGTTGGTCGAGTTTTAGAAGCTCAAGGTGTAGTACGTCGCAATCTAGTTGGAAAAAGTGATGGTTTGTGTTACGATGAACCAGGTAAGATAGAATACTATGTTCTTGATGAAGATGATGAAAATCTAGAATTGGTGCCAATGAACAATCTTAAAAACATTGTTGGGCAAGTCAGTTCGATCATCAATCGTAAGAACCCAGTAGACATGTTTGAGGTAGACTTAAATAACATCAAAAGTCGTATGATTACTTTCACTATGAAAAAGCAGAATAAACATGACCCGAGTGGCTTGAAAGAGACCAAATCTAAAGCAGGTCAGGGCGTCAGCGCTTGGAGTAAAGTGTTGAATTTGTTTTTTTGCGCTTATTCACGATATTTGACGGAGTGTGTTTTTGAATGCATGAATGAAAACGTACAGTTAGCATTTAACAAAAGCGATGCAGAATTGTCAGTTTTCTTTGCTGGTTACAAAGATCAATATCTCAGCGAAAAATACGTCAATTGTAATTGTGATTTTAGTGAAATGGATGTGTCACATACAAAAAGCATGTTGGAGTTAGAGTTGGAATTGTTTGGTTTATTGGGTGTGAATCATAAAATTATCGACTTCTACTCCACTATGCGTCAAAAATGGTGTAACTTGTATCAGTGCAAAGAAGGTATCACTATGCTGCATGGAGAATACATGCAACATTCCGGTCAACCACTTACCATCTGTGGTAATACACTTCTAAACATGGCTGTACTAGGCTATGCTTATCGCATTGAAAACATGTTATATGCATCGTTTAAGGGTGACGACTCCACTATACGTGCAAAGAAGATCAGCACAGTGACGGGTCGTAAAACTGCTATTTACGCTGAACATGGATATAAACTTAAAATTAGCTTTGAGAAGGTGTCGGAATTCATTGCTAATTTTATAACACCACATGGTTTTTTTCCAGATGTTGTGCGTAGGGCAGTTAAGGCTGTCAGCAAAGTGTACGAAGACGAGGAATCGTGGGAGGAATCACGTGTAAACTTAAAAGAAGTTTTAAGTATGGTCAACACTGCCGAGAAATTCAAGATCGGCGTAGATTGTGCTTATATACATTACCGTGACAAGGGGGTTGCAATCAACAAGGAACAAGTGAGTTTGTTATATCAGTATCTAATACAATTAAGCACTACCAAATATCGTGATGCTCAATTTATTCAATCTGAAGACAGACTCACCTACTCTGACAATTACCAGAGCAAGTGAGTCCCCCTTTTTCTAATTATAATAATATAACATCATATTATTCCCCGATTAATCTCAATCGTAGCATTTCAAGCTTTTTGAATCTCAGACCCATCTTATTAATATAAGCAATCTCAAGAATCATCAAAAATGAACAACGCCGATCAGTTAGTAGATAACAGCATGAATTTCGACCCTACGTCGGATTCCACATCTATGCCTGAACAGTCACATGGCAAACCTTTGACACCATCTCAAGCATTTGTCTGTAAAGTGACTCACCCACCCACCACCGTACCGGAGTTTGAAGGTTTACCAACTCAGGATGCAAGGACTCAAGTTGTCTATAATATGCGTAATATTGATGTGTTAAAAACACCTATCACTTATGATGCAAACTCGGAAATGTACCAACCTAATTCTTGGAACGATCACAACGACTACACCATTGTAGTACCAAACGGTGCTCGCATCAAATGGTTCGGTTGTTGTTATGACGTTACCAATCCTAACACACCAGGTGCCACTCCCGAAGTCAGCCGTTATTACCAACAGGATATAGCCAACGTGGGTGTGCAAGACAATTTTGATTTTCAGAATTGGTCTAGCACTGTTAATTTGTACAGACCTTGTTACAAATCGATAACCATGTATCCAAACGTCACTGCTTTCAATAACCAGGGTATTATTTCTGCACAGCAGTTTAATCCGAACATTTTGTTTAGTGGATCCATGTCCTCGCTTTCTTATGAACAACCCAAGTTGTTTATTGAAGCACTGGATCATTTATACAGTGAGCAAAATGACAGTTTGTTTCAAGCTAATGAGACACACCCGGATTTTCATCATAGTCTCGTTGAGAGCTGGTTTAAAACACGCAAAATTAGATCTCGTGGCTTAAAACTGGACCCTGACAACTATTTGCAGATCATTAATTTGGGCAATGTTGGT